AAGACGATACGTCGGGCGTCATCCTCAAGATGGGATTGCCTTATGTACACCTGTGCATCCCGATGCGATTTGAGCGGGACCGGCGATGTGTCACGTCGATCGGATGGGAGGACCCACGCACCGAAGACGGCGAATTGATGTTCCCGGAGCGGTTTGGAGAGCAGCAAGTCAGGGAGCTAGAGGCTACGCTCGGGACATACGGCACGGCCGGCCAGCTACAACAGAGGCCATCCCCCCGTGGCGGCGGGATGCTCAAGTCATCGTGGTTGACGTATTGGCACACAGTACCGCCTGCGCTCGACTTTAGATACATCACTGCCGACACGGCACAAAAAACAAGCACGCAGCATGACTTTTCTGTCCTGCAATGCTGGGGGCGCTCGGTGGCAGGCAAAGCGGTACTGTTAGATCAGATCAGGGGCAAGTGGGAGGCCCCAGAGCTGATAACAGAGGCTCGGGCCTTTTGGCTCAAGCACTTGCACGACGGCAGGCCGATCATGGCCAAGGCTCCATTGAGAGCTATGTATGTCGAGGACAAAGTATCAGGCACCGGGCTTATCCAGACGCTACGCCGCGAGAGTATCACCGTGCTACCGGTACAGAGGACCAAGGATAAGCAGGCCAGGGGGTATGACGCAGCGCCATTCATTGAGGCCGGGAACGTTGCAGTACCGCAAGATGCTCCGTGGCTGTCTGATTTTCTGGCGGAGTTTTCGACATTCCCAAATGGTGCGCATGATGACCAGTTGGACCCATTATTCGATGCCATCGACCTCGCGCAAAAGCTGCCGGCGGTAAAATCGCAGACTGTCCAGGCATTGCCAACGGTATCGCGTTGGTAGTACTCTCGCGCGTGAAAGGGCCCGATAATGCCGCGTATATCCAAAGCACAGAAACTTGCCGAAGTCCATCAGGAGGCGTTGGCAGAGTTTGACGAGATTCAGGGCGCAATGCGCGATGAGCGCTTACAGTGCCTGCAGGCCCGGCGTTTTTACTCGATTCGCGGCGCGCAGTGGGAAGGCAATCTCGGCGAGCAATTCGCCAACAAGCCCAAATTCGAGGTCAACAAAGTTCACCTCGCGGTTATTCGGATCATTAACGAGTACCGCAACAATCGCTTTGACCCGGTATTTGTGAGTCGCGACGGGTCAAAGAATGACGCTCTCGCCGACTTTTGTGCCGGGTTATTCCGGGCTGATATGCAGGACTATGGCGCCCAGGAAGCCTTAGACAATGCTTTTGAAGAGGCTGTGGGCGGTGGATTTGGTGCGGTAAGACTGCGCAACGTCCTGCAGGACGAGGAAGACGAGGAAAACGACGAGCAGCGGATCGTTATCGAACCAATTTACGACGCTGACAGCTCGGTTTTCTACGACCTCGACTCCAAGCGCCAGGATAAGAGCGACGCTAAACGGTGCTATGTCATCACCGCTATGTCTCGCTCGGCCTATGAAGACGAGTATGGCGACAACCCAGCAAGCTGGCCGAAAGATATCCAGCAGCTAGAGTTCGACTGGGAGACGCCCGATTTTGTCTATGTCTGCGAGCACTATCGTGTGGAGGAGACGCGCGAAACGCTCTACACGTACGAAGGCGTAGACGGCACGCAAGAAAAGGTCTATCAGTCACAACTCGATGCCGATGACGACTTAGAAGACGATTTGGTTGAGCGTGGCTTTCGGGTGGTGAAAGAGCGCAAGGTTAAACGCCGTCGGGTGCGCAAATACATTTTCTCCGGTGTGCCACTTGAGGACTGCGGATACATCGCCGGCCGGAATATCCCGATCATCCCGACCTACGGCAAACGTTGGATGGTTGATGGTGTCGAGCGTTGCATGGGTCACGTGCATTTGGCACAGGATGCCCAGCGGCTCAAGAATATGCAGTTGTCCAAACTCGCGGAGATCAGCGCGCTATCAAGCGTTGAAAAGCCGATTTTCCTGCCCGAGCAGGTTGCAGGCCATCAGTTAATGTGGGCAGAGGACAATCTCAAAGACTACCCATACCTGCTGACCAACCCGATTACCGGCCCAGATGGATTGGCCCAGGCTGCCGGCCCAGTTGCGTACACCAAGCCCCCTTCGATCCCGCCCGCAATGGCTGCGCTGCTGCAGATCACCGAGCAGGATATGGCGGATATCTTGGGCAGCACGCAGCAAGCCGACAAGATGGTGCCGAATATCTCAGGAAAGGCTGTAGAGCTGATCCAAGAGCGTATCGACGCCCAGGCATACATCTACATGTCAAACCACGCCACGATGCTAAAGCGCCTCGGCGAGGTCTATCTGAGCATGGCTAAGGACGTGTACGTAGAAGAAGGCCGCAAGGTTAAGGTCATCGACGAGCAAGAACAAGTCGAATCGGCTGCGCTTATGAAGCCAGCAGTTAACGACGAGACCGGTGCTATCGAGTACGAGAACGATATCAGCGGCGCTGACTTTGACGTTGTGGTGTCTGTAGGCCCAACTTCGCGCAGCAAGCGGCAGTCTACGTTGCGGGCGCTGACAGGAATGATTCAGATCAGCGACGACCCCGAGACGCGCCAGGTTTTGACTTCGATGGCCATGATGAATATGGAAGGCGAGGGTATTGAACCGATTCGCGATTATTTCCGGAAGAAACTTGTCAGGATCGGAGTCATTGAGCCGACCGACGCGGACAAGGCAGAGATGCAAGCTATGGCAGCCAATCAGCCGCAAGACCCCAATGCGGTGTTTTTGCAGGCTGCCGCCGAGGAAGCTATGGCTAAGGCTACGCAAGCGCGTGCGTCGGTTATCAAAACAATGGCTGATGCAGAGTTGTCTAGGGCAAAAACAGTGGAGACGTTAGAAAAGACAACCAGAGATAACGATATGGCAGAGTATGACGCCATGAAGTCAGCAAAGGAGTTGTGGCGTGCCTGATCCGTCAATTAAGGACTTGGCCTATCGCGGACTGGCATCGGTTCTTGGCGGGCCAGTTGACATCTCCACGATGCTATTGCGTCCGTTTGGTTATACAACGCCAGACAAACAAGTATTCGGCGGAAGCGAGTGGATTGGTCAAAAGATGCAAGATGCTGGGCTTGTCAGTTCTGCGAGATCGCCAGTTAAAGAATTTTTATCGTCTCTTGCAATACCAACACCATCAGGGATAGCGAAAAGCGCTGCGTTGGCAAGCACGGCCTTAATCAAGCCAATTAATGCTGGAAAGTTGGCCTCCGGAGTTCAAAAAACTGTGTCAAAAGTAGACTCTGCAACAAACCCGATAAATGAAGGATTTACCAGGCTTTTTCACGCTGGATCAGATCCAACAAAAGGCGGGTTTTTTGATAAAGTTCCATCAGGCGGCGTGTTTGATGGGTTTTTTGCGCTGCCAGAACGATACGGATCATATGGAACCGGGGCAAGATATTACGCGGACGTAGCCGATAATAAGATACTCAAAACATATGATCTGAATTATAATATCCCATACGAAAAAGTATCAAAGGCTTTGGAAAACGTATCCGGGATTAAGAGCGGTGATAGTAGATTTGATGGTTTATGGAAAGCAGTAGTAGAAGATAAGGCTGACAAAGTTGATTTATCCAATGTGCTTAATCTATCTTCATCAGACAGTATTGGCGATGCTATGTGGGAAGCGCAAAGATTGCGAGGCCGGCTTGCGAAAAAGCTTGGATACGACGCCGTAGAAATGGCGGACGAGAATGGAACGTCATATTTAATAACATCAGGAACAAAATTAAATCGCGATGTTGATGATGTTGCTGAGCAGGTCGCCAAAGAACAGCCAAAAATCGAGTTGTTCCCCGCAAAAAAAGCCAGTTCTGGACCGGTAGTGTTTGAGAGAAGAAACAGAAAAGGCGAAATTATCAGTAAGTCCACGCTATAATTAACGGTTAAAAGAGGCAGCCATCCGGCCGATTGACGGATGAGATTAGGGGAAAGCAATGTTAGAGCAGCAAGAGCAAGAGCAAGAGCAAGAGCGGGTCGAAAACGACGAAGTTGTTATTGATGAGCAAGAGCCAGACGCTGTAGTCGATGCTGAGCAATTATCCGGCGCCGATGATGATGATGGCGATGATGATTCGATAGTCGATGAAGTTGTTGTTTCGATTGGTGACGAGCCATTACCAGAAGAACGGCCTGCGCGTAGATGGGTAAAGGAGTTGCGCAAGAGTCAGAGAGAATTGCGGAGAGAGAATCGAGAGCTTAAGGCAAAGTTGGACAGTTCCGCACGTACTGAGTCCAAGCCAGTGCAACTAGGGCCAAAACCAACTTTAGATGGATGCGATTACGATTCGGAGCGATTCGAGGCTGAGTTAGCGGCGTGGTTTGATCGTAAGAAAGAGGCAGATCAAGTTGAAATGCAGGCCAGGGCTGCCCAGGAAGCGCAGAAGCGCGAATGGGGAGAAAAGCTCTACGCATATCAAAAAGCTAAAGTCGATCTTAGGGTCCGTGATTACGACGACGCAGAAGACACTGTGCAACAGTTTTTGAGCGTAACGCAACAGGGCGTGCTGCTTGAAGGCGCAGACAACCCCGCGCTTTTGGTTTATGCGCTCGGTAAAAACCCATCTAAAGCCAAAGAGCTTGCCGCAATCACCAGCCCTG